ATGGTGTGTTTATACCCCAAAACGAGTCAATAAGTCATGATTAAGGATGAACAGGTCATAGTTGGTGGCCATACGGCTGAACTAGGCTCAGATGGGCTGGAATCGGTTTTTTTGCCGGTAACAGCTCCACGAATCCACTCACCGCTCAATGATTTGCCCACGCGAGGCTTTGAGCTGATTGATTTTGCTGACAGATTCATTGATGGGGGCTTTATGCCATGGCAAAAATGGCTGGCCGAGCAATCTTTGAAAATTAAAAGCGATGGTAGATGGAAACACCCAATCTCAATCGCCATGCTTCCAAGGCAACAAGGCAAATCAACTTACATGCTCGCTCGTATTGCGATGGGAATGTTTGAGTGGAATGAATCCTTGCAGATTGCATCAGCTCACCGGCTTGTCACATCTCTTGAGCAATTTAGGCAGCTTGTCTTAATGATTGATAAATACGCCGATTTATCAGCTCAGGTAAAGCGCATTCGCTGGCAACATGGAGCCGAAGAAATCCAATTGCTTAATGGATCAAGATTCTTGATTAAGGCCGGCGGCTCAGCTGCTCGAGGTGCCTCGCCGACTACTGTGCATTTGGATGAAATCCGTGAAATGCACGATTTAGAATCTTTTGCCTCATTGCGTTTTTCTCTGATGGCCGCGAAAAATCCGCAGGTCAATGGCTTCACAAATGCCGGAGACTCACACTCGATAGTTTTGCAAATGTTACGCGAAAGAGGCTTGGCAGCTGCCGCCGGTGCTGATGATGACATTGGATGGTTTGAATGGTCGGCTCCCACAGATGAGATTTCGTTTGAAAATGCGGCTTCGTGTAATCCAGCTCTAAATATAACAATGCACCCAGACAATCTTCGCGCCATTTTAAATGATCCGGCAGAAATTATTATGACCGAGGTACTTTGTAGATTTGTCCAAACAATCTCCAGCGTTGTAGGTGCCAAAGAATGGCAAGCCTGTGGTGACGAAACAATTGATCTTGATGATGACAAGCTGACATGGATGGCCATTGACATTTCACCGGATAGAAAACACGCCGCTTTGGTGGCCGCTCAAAAACTAGGATCGGAGAGCTTTGTAGTAAAGCTGTTGCACACTTGGGAAAATTCAATTCAGCTTGATGATCGCGCCATCGCCAACGATGCCGCCTCTTATTGCCGCAAATATCCAATTGAGTATTTGCTTTATAGCCGGCGAACTTCGGGCGCAGTAGCGGCCAGAATGCAGCCAGCCGGCATTCCAATTCACGACATGGATTCGGATTATCCTCAAAGCTGTGACGAACTTTTGGGCGCAATCAACAGCGGCAGACTCAAACACCGAAATCAAGCCTCGCTTACAGAACAAATCCTCTCCGCTGTGCAATTAAGGCGCGGTGATGGCGGTTGGGTTATTGGAAGGCGTGCCAGCCAATCAGCGGTCTGTGCTGCCGTAGCAGCCGCACTATGCACACACTATGCGACACGCCCGGAAACGGATATAGATATTTTAGTGGGTTGATGCTTGACATTTTGAGAAAATGCGCCCATGGGATTATTTGACCGCAAACGCACGATTGATGCTGTCGCGCCTATGCGCGGTGCTGACATAGCTGCACAAATTGGGCCAGCTCCGACACTTGATGCATTCTTTCCATTTGGCGGCGCGGATTATCTTGCAAGCCGTGAAGAAGCAATGAGTGTGCCAGCAATCGCACGAGCGAGAAATATGATTTGCAATTCAATTGCCACAATTCCAATGCTCACACGCGACAAAACAACAGGTCAGGTTATAGATCAACCCGTGGTGATTAACGACCCAGATAAGCGCGTGCCCGGAGCTGCATCATGGTGCTGGGCGGCTGAGGATTTACTTTTCACAGGTTTTAGTTATTTTCAAATTATGGATTTGTTTGCAGATACCGGGCGCGTTCGCCAAATGTGGCGCGTTGCTCCTAATCGTGTCGGTGTATTTTTAAATTCAATCGGTACGCAAATTGAGTATTACACAGTTGATGGATCGCGTGTGCCGATGTCAGGTGTAGGAAGTTTAGTCGTGTTTTACGGAAATGATGAAGGCCTTCTCAACAGAGCTGGGAAAACTATAAGAACCGGCTCGGAACTTGAGCGTGCGGCGGCAATGTATGCACGCGAACCTGTGCCATCAATGGTTTTAAAATCAAACGGCACAGCATTGCCAGCTGACCGAATTGCAAAATTGCTTGATGCTTGGGGGGCAGCGAGAAGAAACCGCGGAACGGCATTTCTCAATGCGGACATCACAATGGAAACTGTTGGCTTTACACCAGAGCAAATTGGCCTCAATTCTGCACGCGAAATAATTGCAACAGAATTAGCTCGTGCCGTTGGCATTCCGGCTTACTTTATTGATGCGCCGACTGGATCATCCATGACCTATGCAAACGCCAGCACGGCGCGTCAAACCTTGTTGGATTTTTCGTTGCTTCCATTGATGAACTCAATATCTAGCCGTTTATCAATGCCAGATTTTACGCCATCAACACAGCGCGTTGAATTTGATTTAAAGGCATACCTACGCGGATCAGAAAAAGAGCGTGCAGAAATTTACAAGATTTTGTTTGACATCGGAGCAATCACTACCGATGAAATTAGACAGATGGAGGATATGATCTCATGAAGCTAACAACACCGATGGAAATCACGGCAGCTGATTCGGAAGCACGCACAATCACGGGCCGAATCGTTGCATTTAACGAACCGGCAAATGCATCAACAGGCAAAGTTGTTTTTGCTCGTGGTTCAATTGTGCCTCAAGATGTTTTTTTAAACTTAGAGCACGACATGACTCGCAGGATTGGCAAAAGCATTGCCATGAGTGTGAATGACAAAGAAATGACAGCAACCTTCAAAATTGCAAACACAACCGCTGGTTCAGATAGTTTAGAAGAGGCAATGACTGGACTAAGAGACGGCTTTTCAATTGAACTGGCCGTCGATAATTATGAAATGCTAAAAGATGGCACAATGAAAGTTTTGAATGGCCAGCTCAAAGGCGTGGCACTTGTTACCGAACCAGCCGTGCGATCTGCACGCGTTTCAGAGGTAGCAGCATCAGAAGATTCTGAAACTGAAACAGTTACAGATAACACAAACCCAAATGAAGGAGACAAAGTGGATAACACTACCGAAAATACCGCTCCTGCCGTTGAACCGGTAGCAGCTCCAGCAGTCGAACCCGTACAGGCATCACGACCTGCATATTTCACATCACCACGCTCACCAATTATCAACAAGGTGACATACCTTGAGCACTATCTACGCGCAAGCATTTTGCATGATGAGGATTCACGCCAGTATGTCAAGGCAGCTGATAACACAACATCAACAGCACCTGGCATGATTCCAACACCACAAAGCACACAGGTAATCAATGCACTTGCAAATGCTGATCGTGGAACAATCGATGGCATCAGCCGTGAAACATTGGTTGCCGAAGGCATGACTTTCGAGTTGCCAAAAGTTACAGCTGTGCCAACAGTTGCCGCAATTGCAGAAAATAACGCAATTACAGAATCATCACTTTCAGCAACATTTTTGTCAGTTTCAGTTGAATCATTTAAAGGCCGTGCCATTAGTACGGTGGAACTCATCGACCGCAGCCGACCAGAATATCTCACAGCTCTCTTGCAAAATCTTGAATTTGCTTATGCAAAAGAAACTGATGAGTATGTTTTGGCTGCAATGCAGGCGGCAGTTACTACTGTGACAGCACAAACAGCAAATTCAGCAACCGGATTCCTTGGATATACATCTAAGGCAGCCGCAGCTGTTTATGGCGCATCACTTGGTTTTGCTCGCTCATTGATTGTTTCACCAACACAATGGGGCAATATCATGGGTTACAACGACAATGGCGCACCTCTATACAATGCCGCGCAACCTAGCAATGCGGCCGGAAATGTGAGAGGCGATTCATTGCGCGGTGTAGTTTCACCTGGCTTAAACCTTTATGTTTCACGATCATTTGGTAACGCTGGTACAACAACAGCTGATGGCGATTCTTCAATGGTTGTTGTCAATCCAGATTCTTACACATGGTATGAATCTCCACGCTTTACGCTACGCACAAACATCAACAGCGATGGAACAATTGACATTCTGTACTACGGCTATGGCGCACTAGCTCCTAAAGTGCCAAATGGTGCTCAATTCAATAACCTCCCATAAATCACTATCGGTAGCGGTCGCTCCCGAACGCTACTGACACGAAAGGAACCGAGATGCCAGCAATAGTCACAGCCTCACAGCTGAGGTCAATTCTTGGTGTCTCGGT